GCAAACCATTCGCTAGCAGCGGTGCTAGTGGCGCACAAAGCGCATCGTCTTCGAGCTCATCGACTAGGCGTAACCGGAAAAATGGGAGTGGAGAGAGGAATCTTTCCAGACCGTTTAAGGGAACGTCAAGAGAGTCTAGCCCTAGGAAGGAATACACGGAAGAGGAAAAGAAAAATTACCGTGAAAGCCGCCAACAAAAGGATCGCGACCTCGTGAAGGCTGCTGTTTTGGAAGAGCTATCCAAGCAAGCAGGGTTCAGGGACGCTGATAGGGAAATAGCTGCTCAGAAGAAGGAGGATGAGGCCTTAAAAATAAAAGAAGAGAAAGAATCTGCGATTCGAGGAGAGAAACAGGGACTCCTGAACGCGGCTGTGGCCTCCCTTGAGGGCTATGAGATGGATTTCAGTTCAGAGGTGAAGTGTGCTAGGGAAATGACTAGCATGCTGATCCCCTTGCTGTTGACTGTCCTAGCACTTATTGGTTCCATGGTTACAGGGTTGGTGGTCCTTTGTGCAATTTTCGCTGTTGTGCTTTGGATTAGCTGGCTATTCTTTTTCTTGATGGTGTTCGTTGTCAGTTTCATGCTGTGCAAGCGGGGTAGAGGAATTCGTCTGTTCATCTTTCGTTGGATTGTGAACTCACGTTGGACCTTCAACCGCTTCTATTGCAAGCATGTGAAATATGAATCGTTCACGTCTGCGAAGCAGGAGTTCGTGGACTGGGAAACGGGGCTTGATCTAAGACCCTCCTCGTTTACTCATGTCAAATTAAGCTCACCGGAAGCTAGGGTCAGCGTGGGATATAACGTCAGTGTTGTGGAAACCTGGGTCCTACGTCTTCCATTTGGGATTGAGAGAGATATTTTAGAAGTCGTTTTGGAAGAGCAGGATTCTTGCTTACGTCCTAGTCTGACACTCTTGGCGGAGTGTTCGGATGCGGATATTGCGGGAATGACTGCAGATCCTTCTGTTGTTCGTGACAGAATTAATAACAGACTTCGAACCGTCAAGTCCGTCAATCTCAATAAGCACACGGTACAGCTAGATGGAGTGTACCAAGATACAGCGATTGTTGCTTTTGGCCTATGGAGGGCAAGGCAGCAACGCGTTTCCACATTGCCGTATTTCTAGACTCCACCCAAGGAGCTCTCTGTGTTGCGTACGGGTATCGAATTGGTGAGGTAATGCTCCCTGAGGTGAAGCCTCCAAAACAGAAGACCGTGATTTCGAGAGTAACACGTTCTCCAGACCATCACCGCCCAGTGGCAGTTTCGCTGGGTCCAGTGGTGACGGTCGCAGCATTACCACATCCTGACCAATATGATACAGCAACCACCTTGGCTGGAATTCTTAAGAGAGCGGCATCAAAACATCCCGAACCGGACGCACAAGTCCTCGAGCAGTTTGGGTTGTTCGTACAAGAATGGCTCGAGGCAAACCTCACCCCCCTTGCTCCAGATGCAGACGTGTCTGTGGAAAGGTGGCTAGAACACTGTAATTATCCAGCATGGAGAAAACAGGAGTTACTTGCTAAATACGCTGAAGTAGTTAATGAATTCGGCGAGGAACATGCATTTGCGAAATGCTTTATCAAGGATGAGACATATCCTGATTATAAGCACGCAAGAGGCATTTACTCGCGTTCTGACGAATTCAAATGCTTCGTTGGACCCTTTTTCAAGTTAATTGAGGAAGAAGTCTATAAGCGGCCAGAATTTATCAAGCATATTCCTGTTGCGGATAGACCCAGGTACATTTTAGATTTACTTGGAGGAGAAGGTGCTTCTGAAGCCACTGATTACACTGCATTCGAGTCGCAGTTCAGAAGGGAGATAATGCAATCGTGTGAAATTGCGATGTATAAGTACATGACCCAATGCTTACCAGATAAGGAGAGATTTTATCGCCATTTGGAAGTGATCATGTCGCGGCAAAAGTGTAAATTCAGGTTCGTTGATGCCGAGCTTGACACTTGCCGTCTGTCGGGTGAGATGTGCACGTCCTTGGGCAACGGTTTTTCAAACTTGATGTTTGCGTTGTTCACGGCCCACAGGAAAGGGTGTTCTAATGTGCGTATTGTAGTGGAGGGAGATGATGGCCTCATGAAACATGATGGACCAGCTTTATCGACGGAAGATTTCGTCCCACTTGGATTGACGATAAAGATCGACCACCACGAGCGGATAGAAACTGCATCTTTTTGCGGTATCATATTCGACACAGAAGAACTAATCAACATAGACGACCCGCGTGATGTATTGGCCACCTTTGGCTGGGGAACGTCTCAATATACAGGTGCTAATAAGAATAAAAAGCTCCGCCTGTTGCGTTGTAAAGCCCTTTCACTCGCTCATCAATATCCTGGATGCCCGATCATCTCAGAGTTGGCTCATTATGGCTTGCGTGTAACACGGAGTCAGAACATTGAGCATGTGGGGAAAAATACCAGAAATCAATGGTACCGCACACAACTCTTGGCTGCCATGAGTGACGAGAAAAAGATCCTAAAAAGAGAGCCTGGGCCTCGTTCGAGGGCCCTGGTTGAGCAGATGTACGGAATAAGCATAGAGGCGCAACTCGCCATAGAGTCTTATCTTGCCAACAAGCAAGACGATGGCCCGTTGAGTTGTGAATGGATCACCTCTATTATGCCTGAGGTCTGGAGAGAATATTCCCAGACCTTTGTCCGATATATAGATCTCAAGAACCAAAACAATGAAATATTCACTAATGACGGAATAGACCATCTTAGTTCCTTACTTAACCTACCGGGTGTAATAGTAACCGACAGTGTGACGAGAGCCCTCTCAGATCCCCAGCCTATAGTGCAAGGGGATGAGGGACGACATCGCGCCTAGGTCTAGCCCAACTATGGAGGCAATGAGAAGGTTCAAGAGTCCTCCGCCCAGGGTGATATTTCGGCGATCGTGC